ACACCGACTATACTTCCAACTTTAACTACAGAACCTACGGCATCTTCAGTATCAACATTATTAATAATTCCTCCAAGAATTACACTACCAGCAGCACCAAGTCCATCACCACCAAAGAAACTTGCAGTTGGTAATCCACATTCAGAAACATTACCAAAGTCACAAGGTCCAAGATTAGATGCCTCACTTAATGGAGCACCAAATACAGACCATTTACCATACTTTTCTTCAAAATCACCTACAAGATTTTCTGCTCCTTGAGATATTGCTGTTCCACTAAAGATTTTATTGAATGCACTTTCTTCATCCTCCTCACTCTTATCCTTAAACAATCCCTTATCAATTATATACTTACTACTTGCAGGACAAATTTTCTTTTCATCACATTCAAATAAATTAGCAATTTTTCTAACTGCATTGACTCCGGTAAGTAAGAAATCTTTTATATTAAATCCAAAAATATTTTGACCAAATCCATTTAAAATATTAGCTATTGGACCTAATAATGGTCCGGCAATAGAATCAACGATATTTACAAGATTATTCGTGAATGCACCTACAATCTGTTCGACAACACAAGAACCGGCATTTAAAACATTTTTGACTGCACCAGTTATCAAATCTGTCATTACATCTTTTGCACCCTCCATAACTTTTGTTGCCGCACAGAATAAACCATCGAAGAGAGCTTTTGAAAGACCGATTAATGGAGTTTCAATTCCAATGATTTCTGGAATCGTTCTTCCTAAACCGATAAGTAACGAAGTAAGTGCATTAATTCCTTGGTTAACTAATCCAGATAGTGCATCACTCAAAGAACCGAGCATCTTATTCACAAATCCGGTTATAGTATCTCCGATTAAATTAACGACGGACTTTATCTCATTTGGAAGATTTAGTATTGCATTACCAACTTGAGTAACCTTATCAAAAAAGTTTGTTAGATATGCTTCTATTCTTGCAAACGTATTATCCTTACACGGATCTGCGTGTATGATTGTCTTACCAGTTGTTGTTGATTCTGGAACTTTACATGGGTCTTTACCTTGTTTTTTGTCTGATACCAGTGCTTCAAGTTGCTCTTCACTAACTTCTATAATTTCTACATCTCCTACTCTCGTTTTTCCCTCTTCTATTTTTGTATACTGTTCTAGTGATAGTATTCCCGTGTCAATTTCTTCTGGAGTAGACTGATTTGGATCGTAGTATATTCTATTTTTATCAGCATCAACTGTATCAGTAACATAAAATTTACGAAGAACTACTGGTTCTGCTGGTGTTGTTGGTTCTGTTGGTGTTGTTGATGTTGTTTGTTGATCAAAACCATCGACTGTAATTTCTGTTATCTCCCTTAACTCATCGTTATTTAAAAGTCTACTTAATGTTTGTGGAGATGGATCTGATGCAGATAATCCTACAAGTATAGATTCTTCTACTGAAATACTTGCATCATTTTCTAATGTTCTATAAAAGAAACCATCCTTTAATATATAAATCTGGCCGTTATAATTATATTTTTCCATTTACAATTTCCTCCTTATGCTCGTATTTATTGCTTTGGGGTTTCTCTTTTTTTAGACTTATCACTTCCAGAACCTGTATTTAATGGTCTACAAACACAAGTTCCACTAGACTCACCTTTTTCTTCTCTCCCCTGAAGATTTTTTGGTTGCATTTTTCCAAAAAATCCAGATTTTGCATCAAATCTTCCATTACCATATTTAATTCTACTGGTTCTTCCATATAAACCAACTATATGGGGAATACCACTAATTTTTATAAGTACAACAACATCTCCCTGTGATATTCTTACTGATTGACTACGATTAGCACCACCACTACCTGCTGTACAAGGTAGTAATGCAATCGCATATTCAATTTCAGAGTCTTTAATATCTACTGTACTACTATAAGAATCCATTATAGCAACTTTATATCTCCATCCATGTCCAGAACCAGTCACCTGTTCTTTCTGGTCTTTAAAATTAACAACAACACCCAGATAATGATTTGATGGTTGCTTTGATAAGTTATTATAATCCATTTAACCTCCTTTTGTTCTTCTTCCGTAAGAATCACGGACTAATGTCATTGCTGTATAGGATCTTAATGCATCAAAATGATGAGAAAGATTTGCTATTAAATATTTACCACTTTGAGTTTCATCAATACTTCCAGGTGATTTATTTTCTTGTGTTATAATTTCAAAATTACAATTAATAACATTTCCTGCTCTTAAACGTAAATTACAAGGAACAGTTACTTGAATTATTTGTGAGAATAAAGAATTATATCTCATAGTAGATTTTGCAACCCATTCCTGCGGATTATTATTTACTTCATAACCAATTCCAGGGTCAGAACCACCAACATCTAAAATATGAAAATGTGTTCTTGCGTAAGATTCTAGATTTGGAATATCAATATCACCTCCTCCAAGAGAAAATTCTAATCCTTCAAGTCTGAATGTTTTTTCTGTATATTCGGACGTTAGAGGATTCCAAAAAATATTACGACTTACATAAAGACCTGATTTTATAGAAGTAATTAAATCATCTCTTTTAACATCAGTTTTTGTTAAAATCTTAAAGTCATTAGCATCATTGTCTAAATTTGCTTTTACAACTTCATTTTTATAATATGATGCAACGGGTTTTTGTGCTATTAAATCATCAATTGCTCTAAAGTTAAATCCATCTTGTGTCTCATAAAAGAAATATCCAGGATTTCCTCTAGTAGGAACTGTTTTTGGAGCAACTTTTTCACAAAGAACTTTATATAATGATTCATTACATCCATGAAAACTCATAGAGTTCCGACAAGGTGATGTAAAGATTTTTTCTTCAGGAACTTTTAGATAATCTTTAAGCAATCTCCTAACAGAATTTGTAATATTTCCAGTATATTTTGTTTTTATAGGAAGTTGAGTTGCTTTAGAATATCCCGAAAATAAATTTAATATAATACCTTCACGATTTGACTCTTGATTTGGAATTATTTCTTTATCAAAAATTAATGGAGTTTTTGAAAAATTTAATGTTCCATATTTTGTTGCAATTTTAAATCTAACAGATACATCACCAGTAAGTGGTAGTGCAGAACTTAATGTTCCCAATCGTTCTTGCCTATCATATTTTGAATCATATATGACTGCAGATGCAGTATCTGCCACAGTTAATATTGCAGTAACATTTGGAGAAAGAATACTTTCATAATAATCAAAAGTAGTAGCCTTTGTCGCAGTTGGACCATTACCACTAATGTCTACAACTTTTCCATTTTTTATAATCTGAAATATTTCAAATGATGATCTTTGAGATGCACTTGCCATTATCTTAGGTTCTCCATATTGCTGATAGTTGTGGAGTTGATGATGAAGAAGGTGCCGGAGTTTCTATTGGCATTGGATATGGGAAAGGAACAAAAGTTTCTTGGGGTTGAATAGCATATATGAATACTGATTGGTTATTCATACTTCTATTTAATCGATATCCACCATTACCCTTATTAACAGGTTTAGTAGTAACTGGAGTAATTTTCTGTTGTGCAGATTTCCCATCCTTTAGACCATTTGCAAAATCAACTAATTCAGAATTTGAAGCACTAAATCCTACACCATTAACATGAAGAGAAATATGAGGATAAACTCCATTAGAAGAACTTATGGATCTACCAGATGCACCCTGATGTCCTAATAATGTTCCTTTTTTAATAATCTCACCATCTTTACTTCCCTGAAATGGAAGACCTCTAAAATGTCCCATCAATACTTCATACTCTTTCCCACCTTTCATATAACGATAAGCACCATAGTATCCAAATCCACTACCTCTAGGTCCCAAAGCACCAGAAGTTCCTTGTAATCCAACAGCAGGATTTCCATCAGTTCCAGTTGATCTATAAATCATATCAAATGGAGCATAAATAGGAGTTCCAATTCCACCCGGTAAATTCATATTTAATCCAGTTTGCTCTCCATCCGCGTCTCCCGGATTTCCAATATAAGAACCAGAAGCAAAAGCACCTGTTTTCCCAGAAAATTTTCCACCACCATTACCACTAGGTCCACCAGGACCACTAGGACCACTAGGACCACTAGGACCACTAGGACTACCACTAGAAGAAGATATAGTACCAAATCCTCTAGAATCTTTTAGCATCTTTGAGAATGCTATTATATTTTTTTCTTGTTCTTTAGTGGATTTGTGAATATTATCTACTGCTATGGGAAAATTTGTAAATCCATCATTAGCATCTCTTTGCACTTTTTTAGAAACACCACTCTTTTGTGGTGTATATGTTTGTTTTTGTGCTAAGGAAGGAGTTAGTGAAGATCCTTCACTCTTTACTGTTCCTCCAGAATTAAATGATTGTGCCGGTTTTGATGCCGTTATTTCTTTCGTATTAGACTCAGTATTACTAGGACTAGAAGATATTGGTGTTTCTAATATTGATTGTGGTATTGATGAATCAGATTCTATAGGTTCTATGGGTTCTTCATCAATTCCACTATCAGTTTGTCCTAGAAATTTTTCTAGATTTACTACATCTTTTTCTGCAGCATCTGCATCCTTTATATTTTCATCAAATCGTTTATCAGTTTCCTTTATATTTTTTTCAACTTGATCTTGTTCTGATTTTGGAAATATTCCAACAAATTTTGCAAGTCCTAAAATTGCATTCCCAATTATACCCAATACATTACCGACACCCTTTATAAAATCACTATTAAAAAATTCTTGTATTTTTTCTATAATAATAGGCAAATTATTAATTAAAATACCAGCAGCAATCAATCCAATAAAATCAAGAATTCTATCAAAAATACTTCTAACAGGAGAAGTTACTGCACTCATAATTTTGGAGAATCCCGAACCAATTCCTAATCTTGGAGTCTCTAGTCGTGTTTCTTCTGCTCTTAATTCTTTTTTCTTTTCTAATTTAAAAAATAAGTTTTTCTTATCTGTTTTAAGTTTCTTTAATTGCTTATTAGAAGAGAATAAAGAACTCTTAATATTGGTGACATTAAGTTTTAGTTGAGTGACTTGATTTTCCATAATTTATTTTACTATTCCATATAATTCTGGAGTTAGCATCATAAATGGATTTCCAGGATTTACTGAAGAAATATTTGGTGCTTCAGTCGCAGGACTCTGCATTTGCGGAATCTGTGGTGGTTTAGATTTTTGAGTCGGAAGAACCATTGGTAAAAATGTCATTCCACCACCAGATTGTGGAACTACATTAACATTAGTGACCTTTGGTGCCTTAGGTGTAAATCTAGCAGGAGATCTACTTCCACCTCCAGTTCCTTCAGAAAGTCTTTTAGTCTTAAGATTTCTTTGATATCTGTCTTGATCTTCTATTACCTTCGAGAATTCTTTATTGACATCATCCTGATACTTAGAAACCATCAAAAGTTTATTGATTCCCATAGAGAATGCCGTCCACAATCTTCCGGCATTATCATTAATATCTTTTAATAGTGGTCTGAACAATCTTGCAGATGCTGTTCTTATAACTTCTTCACCAGGTGCAAGCATTGCACTTACACTATCAACATTTCTCGACCCCCTTCCAGGAACAGTCATTCCATTGGATGCATATATCGCACTTCCGGGAACTGTGCCACCACTACTATATCCAACTCTTCTTCCCCTTCGATTAATTTTTCCGGTCTTAACTGCAGTTTCTTGTTGTTCTTTAGCAACATCCTTAGAACTACTCTTATTGAAGAATAAATCATAAAGTTGTCTTCCTGCAAAATCACCTGCAAGACCACCAATAAATGTTCCAATCGGACCACCTAAGAATGTTCCAATTGTTCCAAGAAGTGCGGCACCAATTGCACCAAATGCTGCCCTACCAGGATTTTCTCCAAGTGCTACAGATAAGGCAAAATCAATCAGTGCTCCTACAATAGGAATTCTTTTTAATACTGGTCTGGCAAATTTTAAGAGTGATCTAACCAATGTTTTCTTTCCTGGTCCGGCACCCAAAACCTTAAGAAAATTTCTACCAAATTTTTTACCAGTTACTTCTAATCCCTGAATTGTTTTGTTGAATAAACTCTTCTGTCTTGTTATTACATCTACATTTTGCCTAACTGCTCCACCAGCGGCATTAAATCTACCAGGAACAACTCTAGATTGAGTTGCCGTACCCATTCTAAGACCTCTTCTTTGCCCGGCAGAATTTCTGAATAATCCACCTCTACCAGTTGCAGTATCACCGGCAGCACCGGCACCACGAGATGATGCTCTTCCTCCAATACCAAATACTCTTAAAATTCTACCAGGAAGTTTAAATAAAAATCTTCCTAATCTGAATAATCTCGTACCCCACTTAATTAACTTTAATCCAAGAAGACCTGCTAATAAATATGGAATTGCTTTTCCAATAAATGTAAAAATATTACCTAATCGTTCTCTATTTTTTTCATCTTTTAACCATTCAAATGCTACATTAGTAACAATACCTGTTAGTATTAGTCCAAAAAATTCTTTTATTTTATCAAAAATACCTTTAATTGGTGCAGCAATTTTACTTACCGTTCCTCCTATTGCTCCACCAATTTTTTTAACACCCTCTACAGATTTCTCTTTTGCCGCAAATTTTCTTTTAGATTCTGCTGCCTTAATTGATTTTATAGCATTCTTTTCATCTTCAATTCTACTTGCATAATCAAATGCAAGTTGCTTTTGAATTTCTATAAGAATATTATTAGTCTCTGCAAGAGTTTGATCAATAGGTGTAGTTTTAGTTTGGAGGTATTTTGGATCAACTGTTCCTGCCTTACCACCATATCCCATTCCTTTTGGGATTTTTATTGTAGTAGAGGACCCAACAGGAGATTTAGCACCACGAAACATTGAAGAAGAGACATTAGTCTTCGTCAATTTAGGTTTTGATGTTATAGATGGTGCCTTGAGTAATTGACTACTGAATGCCATTCTCTTGTTGTGCCTTTAAATTTTCTTCTTCGACATATTGCTGGAGTAAAGTTAAATAAATTTCTTTCTCCCAAGGAATCATATTTTCTAACTCTGTTAAGCTATATTTATGATGCTGCATCAGGGCAAAATTTACTTTATAGTATGACTCAAGACTTGTATGGGCCATACTTAACTGAAAAAACTTGCTAATCCCTCAAGAACAACTTCAGATTCTACATCAGTATTTGGATTTTTAACCTTTACTTTATGAGAAAGTTTGGGCATCGTAGAGAAAAACTTTTCAACTTCTTTAAATTGTTTTGTATTCAATTGCTCAATAAATTCATCAAGTTCTTTCCTAGTGCAATCAGATGCTTCCCAACTCTCTTCTTCATTATAAATCGCATCAATACAAGATGTAATCATTGAAAGAGACTGACTTACTTCACTACCTTTCTCTGAGGTTTCAAAATTACTTTCAATAAATTGATCCATCGATGGATACTTCAGTTTCATCATAAGTTCATCATCAAGTTTAATGATGTTTTTATGTCCTCTTGTTTTTTGAACTTTGATAGAGTCAATTGCAATCTCTAATTCAACTTGCGTTTCACCATCATCAGGACATGTTACATTAACCTCTACAGTTTCACCAACAGACTTGGCACGAACATTCAAGAACAAATACTCAATATCAAAAGTCGAAAGTGATTCTACCTTAACATCCTTTGTAATAATACAATCACCAAGAATTTGAACGATAGAACTAGTAATCTGTTTCATATCTTCAGATTCCATTGCCATAATCAGAATTTTTTCTTCTCTGACTAAAAAGGGACGATATTTAATCTTCTTTCCATTAGATGGCAATACCAACTCATAAGTCGGAGTATTAATTTTTGGTAAAGGCATGATGACCCATTATAACTTCAGTTGTGATTATTTATTATGGTTATTGAGATACACTGATTACTATGGTTTAAAAAGAATTTTCTCTAATCGTATAGGTCCTTTATTAGTATTACTTTAATGGCTTTAATGGAGGAAATCCATTAAGTTGTCTAATTGCATTTTCAATTTCAAATGCCTCGGATTTGGAATCGTTAGATTGAGATCCGTCCATTTGATCGGGGAAAAATGAAACTTCTGGAATATTAATAGTATTCATAATATATCGATCATAATTAAAACTTACCGTCACTTTAAGTAAATCAGCGGCACCATAGGCAACTGGAATAGCAGTCATTGATTTTGGAAATGCATTGATGAATGTATACTCTAATCTTGTTTTAATGTCTCTTTCAAATTTTGTAATTTTCATTTCAGAAACTTTATAATAATCTGGATATGCCATTCTTCTGAAATATCCCTTATCAGTACTTTGTGGTCTTCCAGCACCAGAGATATAATCCATCCATGCCTCAAAGAATTTTATAGAATCATAATTTTTATCAACATAAAAAGTAAAATCAGTATCGGCATATAAACGAGTATGAGCAAATTCTTGTGTTACTCCTACGAAATTACCTTTGACTTCTGCAGTTGCATATGATGAGGTAGGTAATGATGCATCAGAACATAGAAGTCCAAGTTTTCTGGATGTAAATTGATCGTCAGTCAATCTACCATATGTTAGTATATGATTTGCTAATTTTGAATTATTATTATCCACCATATTGGTAGAAAGTTGAGGTATTTCTACCAAATAATTATTAGTAAGTGCTGGATTTCCTATTATCTCTCTGGCATCTCGCATTGTAAGTGCTTTTACAAGATTATTTGCCACTCTAAATACCTGTACGACTACTTTATTATTAGTTATTTAGATGTCATATAAGGGAAATGATAACCGGTAAAAGAAAGACTGCAAAGGGGCAGAAGAGTGACTAAACATTTTAACAAGAGTAAATACAAACCCGAATACCCCACCAAGTATAAAGGAGATGTAGATAATATAATATGTCGTTCTAGTTGGGAACGTATATTCTGCGGTTACTGTGACCGCAACCGGAATATTTTAGAATGGGGAAGTGAAGAAATTGTCGTTCCATATCGGTCACCCATTGATAACAGATACCACAGATACTTTCCAGATTTTTATATTAAGGTCAAAGATCCTAATGGGACAATTAAAAAGAAGATTATTGAAATCAAACCTCTTAGACAATGTGTAGAACCTAAAGTTAAAAAAAGAAAAACGAAAGGTTATATCTATGAAGTTATTGAGTATGCTAAAAATAAGGCAAAGTGGAATGCCGCTAAAGAATGGTGTTTAGATCATGGTTATGAGTTTCAGGTGCTCACGGAACATGATTTAGGTATTAAGTAATGGCAAGAACAATCAAAAGGGGTGGAAGAACAGGAAGATCATATTATTATGTTTCTCAAACTGGTGAAGTAACTACAAGTAGTGATCCAAATGTAAAAGTAGGTTCTAATGTTTATGATGATGGAGTTCTAAAAAATCCAAATAGACCAACAGATGATGATGATAATCGTGTAAGAAATATTGTTGGGGATTTAATCGGCACTGAGACACCTGATGATTTAATGCTAGAAATATTAGAAGCAGTTAAAGATTCTGTAACTCCCATTCCCATTCCTGGAAAATTTTATACTTATATTTACATTGCCGAAACTCCAAACATAAGATATGATCAACATCCATTAATTTATTGCGAGAATATATCTCAATCTAAAAATGGAAATATATATTTCAATGGAACTAATTTTCACTTTCCCTCACAAAGAGTGTATAGGATTGATAGAGTTGTTGGTCAATTTTATGAAGTATATCCAGGTGAAATTGCCGACCTGAGAGAAATTCCTTATGCTAAGTTTTTAGATATTTAAAATTATAAGAATAATAGAACTCGGTTTTGCTAAAGTTCGTTCTAAATAGTTGTAAAAAAGAGAGAAATATATATGGCGGCACCAAAGGCAAAGGGAAAATCAGGAGATTTCACACAAAATCCACAAACTAAAAAATGGTATTATTATGATGGTAATAATTGGATTAAGTTGTATGGTCCACCAAATAGTGGAAGACCTGTTTCTTGGGACACTTTGAGTCCAGTTCTATCAAGAGGAGAATCTCTTTTAGACGCACCACCTCCAAATCTAAGAACTACAGGACAAATTCTAAGATATCCATATGAGGCATTAACCGATGAAACAGATTATTTACAAATTGATATTAGAAAATATGATTCTGTAGCAACATTGTCTGGTGGTTTAACTTCAGGTGGACCACAAAGAAGAATTAATCAACAGAGCACTGAAATTAATGATGTTTCAGGTTTAAAAAAACCTATTACTTTTTCTGTTGGTGATAATGTTGCAACATTAAGAGATATTAATTCCTTCGAAAAAACAAGACTTAAATCTGGACAAGGATCTATACTTCTTCCAATGCCATCAAATATTCAGGATGGAAATTCTGTAAGTTTTGCTTCTGGAAATCTTGATGGTGTGACCTCACAAGTTTTTGATAGTGTTAAAACTATGACATCTACTAATTTTAATGGACCAGATGGTCTTAAAGGTGCGATAACTAGAGTAACTGACGAGGTAAATACAGGAGTTTCAAAACTTCTGACGAATGATGCATTTAAGAAAGCAATTATAACGGATATACAAACACAAGCGGCAAATATTCCTCTTGGTGGTTCATTAACAAGAGATGCTGTTTTTGCAAGAACTAATGGTGAAATTTTAAATCAAAATGTAGAACTGTTATTTAATGGAGTTACTTTAAGATCATTTAAGTTCTCTTTTAAATTTACACCAAGAGGACCAAAAGAGGCACAACAGGTTGGACTTATAATTAATACATTTAAGAGAAATATGGCGGCAAAAGTGGGTCAAGATGCTAATTTCTTAGGAACTCCAAATGTTTTTGAGTTGACTTATAAAAGAGGTGCGAGTTCTCATCCATTCTTACATAGTTTTAAGCAGTGTGTTCTAACCGATATGTCTGTGAATTACACGGGTGAGGGAACTTATGCGGTTTATGATGATTCCACTCCAGTCTCTATGGTCTTAGAACTTGGATTTAAGGAACTCGAACCAATATATTCTGAAGATTACGAAACACCAGAAGGAGTACCAGGACTACCAGGAGTAGGATACTAAAATGGGTTATTTCAGAGAACTACCAGATGTACAATATCAGTCATTTTTGTCTGATGCAATTTCATCACAAGATTACTTAAGAGTCAAAAACTTATTCAGAAGAAATAAGTTGCGTGATGACTTACAAAATGTTTTCACACTTTTTAATAAGTATGAAATTCCACAAGATGCAAGACCTGATACAGTGGCAGAAGAGTTTTATGGAAGTGCTACTCTTGATTGGGTGGTCTTAATGACTGCCGGTATTATTAATGTAAGAGATGAATGGCCTTTATCTAATTACCAATTATATAAGTATGCAGAAAATAAGTATAGTGTAGAGAACTTATCTGATATTAATTATTATGAAACTAAAGAAGTCAAAGACTCAAGTGGTAGGTTAATTCTTCCGGCAGGTAAAGATGTCAATGAAGACTTTACTTTAAATTATAGTGATAATGGTTCTAAAGTTTCTTTATCTGGTATTAATGTGAGAAGAGGTGTTACTAACTGGGAATATGAAACAAATAAAAACAATAAAAAATCCTCGATTTATTTACTAAAGCAAGGATATTTACAACAATTTTTAAATGATATGAGAGAGATTATGACTTATGGTTTATCCTCAGAGTATGTGAAC